GAAAATGATATTGAATTTTTCGTTTTCATCAAACAATGATTCAACTTCATTCTCAAATACATAAGGAAGGCTTTGTATCTTTGCCTTCCATGCAATATAATTCTGCCGTCCTTCTGGCGATGTTATATTGCCGACCCACATGTTTTTTGTCTTAACAAAATTCGAGACAAGAAACTTGGTAAGGTCATCTTCTTTATAAATTTTCGACAAACGTATGAAAGGGTATTTGTCTTTTCGTTTCTCAAAAGAGGATTCGCTTGCACGAACCTTTCCTCTGAATTTAAAATAATCATATTCATTCCGATTGAAATGCTGTTTCAACGATAAGTATTTTTGGTACACTTCAAAAGGAGTCACTTGGTATATCATATTGGAAGTTTTGATGTTTTGGGCATGAAATGTAATATTTCTGCCTCTTCCCTTAATTTGTTTTTGGTTTTAATATTAACTAAGCCTGCAACCGTTTCTGATTCAAGACCATTTTCATCTGCATGATAAAGCATTGCATCAAGATAACTCATACTGGTTCTTTCAACAATTTCTTCAATTTCAGTATTATATTCTTCAGAAGAATAAAAATTTAGTAGTTCTGACATTATCCCTTAATTATATCAAACAATGACATCATTGTCAAGTTAAATCGTATCATTATTATTAGTTGTATTCTTTATGGCTTCTCCTTCTTTTTGTTCAGGATCATCTTTGTCCTTGAACCAATAATCGGTTGCCTTGGCAAGGACTGCCACATAGGCCCCAACCATGATATTAATCAGATCTCTTGATTCGGCCGGTAATGCTCCAAAAAACAATAACCATACTAAAAACAAAAAAGTAAAAACTATAATCATGGACAATGAAAATCGTGCCCACCAATTCAACTTCTTTCTTGTTTCAATTCTTTCATGTCTAAGTGCTTCCATCGGATTGCTCTCCCATAATTTATCTTCTTGATCTTCAATCATTTCAGATGAAGTGTTAATTTTTCCATCTCCCAATCTTTTATGAACTTTATTATTCATTTGTCCCTATACTAACATTGTGGTGGAGGGGGATTCTTCTGTTCCCAAGTGATCCCCCGAACCTACTAAAGTCCTAACTCGGCTATAATCTACGCAGCGAGTGCGTAAGAGTATGCAGTATAATCGGAATTATTTGCGATTATGGATTCGATGTTGGTCATCACCCTATCTGTTCTCTCTGATACTATCTCTTACAATCGAAATCTATTTCAGCCCCATCAACAAACTACAAGTCAATCCCACAAATCTGCATCCCAATCTTTATTGAAATGTTCGTGGCGTTTTCCTTTAGGTTTCTTCTTATTCTTAGATGTAGCACGTTTGCGTTTTTCTTCATCCGAAATTGGCACGTACCTTCTATTGTTACCAAAACCTATGAGATCGTAATCTCTAGGATTATAAAATTTTGACATATAATCTCTTGGTGGAGCTGATGGGAATCGCACCCATGTCTTATAAGATACCCTCTCAGGTCATCAAACAAATTCCTGTATATCTGTAAATATTTATATTATCCATTTTTACTAAAATGGTATGCATTACATACTTTGAGAAGTTCATCAACATAATCTTCAGGATTATATTCTTTCCAATCAACAAGTAAATCTACAACTTTATCGCCATCCATAAATGGTACTGGTTTTCTAGGATCACTAAAACGAATGAGTGTACAAATCACAATTTTTTTCGGAACCAATTTATACATTTCGGCCAACATATGACAATATGCTGTTCCTTGTAAAATATAATTGAAAACATATTCGTCTTTTTTGATATAACTTCCTGTCTTCCAATCAATGATTGCAAGTTCACCATTATAGTCTGCAATCAAATCCGCAGTTCCAGCAACCTTGAGATGGTCTGACCACATTGATAATTCAATTCCACGAATATTGTCAATCCTTGCATCAATTTGTGGTTTGCCTGCAAGAACAAGTTCTTTGTGTTCTTGCATCACACTACTTTTACCATCTTTTAATTTTAAATAGTTTTTATCACCACGTAAATATTTCTCAAGTATTCCATGAATGTTAGTACCACGCCTTGCAGCACGATGTGAGATTTTATCCGCTTTTTCTTTTCCAATGTTCTCTCTCCACGCTTCAATACCTGGCTTGGAAATCATATGATAAAGAAGATTGGTAATAGATGGATATGTACCATTCGGAGAATGATATACTCTATCTTCACCCGAATTGTCTTGTTCTAATTGGTCTTTTCGATTTTCAAGAAGATCATAATTAAATTGTTTCATATATCAATGAGTATCTATTGTACTGTGTAGGTGTTTGCTTTTTATTTCTTTAAGTTTGTCTTTGAAAGCATCATCTGGTTTCTTCCCTGTAAAATGCCAAGGATCACCAATATATGGTTTTGCAAACATCATTTTAATTACACCATCACAGTCAGAAATCGGACATGGTTTTTTGGTGGGTTCATCCCTTCGAGCTATGGGCAAGGACTCTTCAAAATCCTCGCCACATTTCTCGCAAACATAGTCATAATACGGCATATAATTATTATTTCATTTTATGATTTTTCAATCAAATTACCATTTTCATCAATAAAGTCACAAGGGCCGACAATACAAGTCCAATTTCCCTTTTTCTCTATCATTTCTTTCTTTTTTGGTATTTCAACCTTTGCTGTTTTTTTAGGTGCCCAAAAAGTTCTTTTGGGTTCCACAAAAGGTTTTTCTACTATTACAGGTGTCTCTTCATGTGTATGAACAACTTTTCGTCTTTCAATTACACAATCTGGACACTCGCCAGTTTTTGTATTCAACACACATCCAGACATTGCGTGACAGACCTGTTCTGTCACATATTCAACTCCTGCTAATGCGGATGAACTCAAAAACAGAACAAACCATAATATAAGTATTAGATTTTTCATATTTGTTCCTTTTTTATTGTTACATGTATATTATAACCTATTAGAACAAAAATGTCAAGTTTTTTACAAAGTTTTTCTGCTTCCATAGAAGATATGTCTATCTATTGAAGCCATAATTTTCTTCTTTTTGCTCCACTTTGGATATGTCTCCATCCAATTTGCATGATAGTGCGTTGCACCATCTGTTATGTCGATTAGTGCTTTGTCATAATAATTTACGAGAACCTTTTTTGCAAGGTCTTGTGCAGATCTCCACGTTCTACCTTCGTTTGGAGTATCCCCCCGGCCGTCACAATACCAACTAAATTGACATCTATCTCTCACAGGAACATGTTCGCCTATTCTTTCATTATAACGATGTATGCCCTCATGCACTACTCCACATATGGAATCGGGATAATTATTACGTAATGTACGATTTATCGTTACATTCGCTACTGCTAATTTCCCTGCTGTACTCTCCACCCCTGCTTCAAAGTAAATATTTTTCGCTAAACAGAGAACATCCGCTGCTGTATATTTTACTTTATCAAATTCAAGAGGTTTGTAATAGTCTGGTGCAGCTCTATTCTCAACTATGGTTGGTTTCCATATTGGAGTAGGTGCATTGCTATTAAGCGGTGAAGTAGTATACCATAGTGTAGCAAACAGAGCAAGGAGCACCCTTACTGTCTTTACCATACTTGTACCTTTTTTTGGTTATTAATTTCATTCACAGAAACATGAAATATAGAATTCATCAACCAAATGTAGTTATATTTATGCAATTTTATCGTTCAGGCGACAGTTTTTACCAATCTACACCTTTAATGGTTGTCGTTGGAGTGGTATCCTTTTTCACAATCTTTTCCTTCTTAGCCGGTGGTGGGTCTTCCTTTTCTTCAATATCTGGAAGAAGATCTGGCCAGGTATCCTTAACTAACTTATAGGATAATCCCTTATAAGACAATTTTCGATCCTTGATAGCAATAATAAGTTTTGCATCGTTTGGGTCAACTCGTTCTAATAATTCAACAAACATCGATTCTCTTCTGAGCATAGGAAGGTCATGAGGACTTGGATCAACATAATAATCAAACTTTTTTACTTCAAAATGAAGTGAATTCGGAGTTGAGTCTGCTACTTGTCCTGGCGTATATGGTGGTTTTCCGGGCGGAAGATGCCATTTAACGTCTGGATGATAATGTAATTGCAACAACGCCCTAGTTGCAAAATTGTCTCTATCGGTGAGAATTTGTCGTTTCTCTTCTCTTGTCTTGGCCTTACCAACCAAATCAAGGGTTTCTAAAATATTGAATTCTGCCATATCAAACTTCTCCTGTAAATTGTTTATCTGTCAATGCAGTGGTTTCTGTTGCTTTATAATAATCTCTATCTTGTAAACTTCCGAATTGTGATTCGTCCATCCCTTTTGACCACACTGCACCAATATCGGGATAGAATACCCCCACAGACCTCTTAGGAGTACCGTCAGGGTAATATGCCATAGCAACACATCTAGGAACTACTTTATGTTCTTCATCTTGGCCGGAAAACATTCCAATCCAATCACCAGTTTTTATATAGTGTTCACAATAACGAACATATGCTTTACGAGATGCGGCTTGCATTTCTGCTTTTCTTTGTTCTTTTTCTCCAACATGTCTGCCTTTTCCTTGTTTACTTAAAGCAGCGACCATCTCTTTGTTGTGTTTGATCCACTCTTTAACATTTTTAAAAGAATAAGTATCATCATCTGGAAGAACAAGAACACGTTCATTCACATTTTTATATTCTGCTGGTTTTCGTTTCTTTCGCATATCTTTCATGCGTTCCCGAAGAGCCTCACGTTGTTCTTCTGAAATATTACGAGTTCGTTTTACCTTCATTGGTTTACGTTCTATTTTCACTTTCTTTGTCATTACGATTTTTTCTCCTTAGTGTTTTCAATATTATTCTTGATTGTTTCTAACATCATTGTCCATTGTTTTGCAGTAGTTTCAATATCATAGTGCATATCATAGTATTGTTTTTGAAATGCAAGACCAGCCTGAACTGGTGGTTCCCAAAAATTATTAATTGCATCTTTCAGCACATATGCAAACTTCCTTGCGTGTTCAGTCTTATCTTGAACAAATCCATACATCCATGCAAAATTAGCACACGTTTCTGGAAGGACTCCAAGATTTGGACATACTACAATACATCCTGCACTCATTGCTTCGATTGCAGATATACATCCTGTTTCTGGATAGACATTTGGATATGCAAGGATATGTGTTTGTTGTAACGCTGACCGAATTTCATCATTAGAAAC